TCTTTCTTACCACTCATATGGATTCGTATTCCGTGGTCTACTTTTTTTAGACCACCTCCACCCATAACCATACTAGAACCTCCTTTTGTTCCATAATGCGATGCAAGCTGCATCAGCATAATCTTGTTCGGGGAACTTATCTCCCCACTTCTCTTCCGCAAATTTCTTGATATCATCCTTAGAAGAATTACCTTTTCCAATAATAATTTTCTTCCAAGACCGATTATCTATTATAGATGTATTAATAGATTGTTCTAAGAGGAACGCCCAAACTGCACCAACTACATTTGCTATTGCAATAGTAGTTTTTGGATTTTGGATAAAAATCGCAGCCTCTATAGAAGCAAATTCTACTTGATTTATTTTACTCAATTCTTTGGAAAACTCTTTCGTCATCTCCGGGAATCGACTATCGAAAGTTTTTAACTTACTTGCCCATTTATGTAAAGAGATGAGTTCTTCATTCTCATCTATTATTGCACCATGAATAGCAAGACTTGAACAATCTAATCCTAAGTATCTCATTGTGCTTGGTTACCGTATGTCCTTAATGCTACAACTCGACTAACTGTGTTATATGCCGTAGTGTAAGTATTTAGTAAGCCTTGAGTTTTTTTAAGTAAAGCTTCTTGTTCGATTAACTCCCTCTTCAATTCTCTTAATGATTCAAATCGAATTAGGACTTCCCCTCTTAATTCCTCACGAGTTGGTTTTTTCCTATCTGTATCATTATACTCTTGAGTCACTTTAAATAAAGCTGTACTATAGCCCTCATTAAAAGCGGCATCATAAGCACCGACAACAGACTCAATTCCCGAAACTCGTGTTTCAAGATAACCTTTATATCCACCATACATAGTTAGGAAATCTTCTAGTTGTTTATTATCATAATTAGTTAATTTTGAGAAATCTAAATCACTTCGTTCCTCTAAATCAACTTTAAAGTTAGGGAGGCCTAGAGCCTCAACCTCTCGTTGCGCCCTTCCTAGAGCCTTCATGGGTGTCCATTTTGTCTCACGTTCTTGCATGTTGCACCTGATTTGTTCGGAATGGACTCATCACATCTTGATAATCTTTAGGAATATTAACATTGGCATTCCAATATGGGTCAACCCATAGTAATACTTCTTCCACTTTTTGCAAATCAAATACTGACTTATTACCATCTCGTAAGGGTATTCCTGAACGAACTCCAGACTCCATATCTATCCATGCAATAGTAGAATTGTTAGGTCTCTCAAGCCACAAATCCATAGCTTCTGGTAAGGTGTCTATATTTAAACCACCAGAATAACCATACTTTTTACCTTCCCAATGACCCCACTTATTCTCAAATATCCCCGCCCCACTTGAATAATCTTGTAGTAAAGAAACATTTGGTAGATTAAGTGATGTAACAAAGTCATCATTGATACCATCAATCTGTAAAATAAATTCCATTTCTGGATGTTTTTTTATTTGTTCAATGAAAGAAGCAGTAAAAGTATATTTACCCCCATGAGTATTTAATTGGGTTCGTTTAAAAATATTGGGGATATTGTTCTCTTCCCGGATTTCATCAAAAGATTTACCATTAGAAACTAATTCCCACACCAAAGGTTCACACCAATGGGCTGAGAGTTTCATAGGTCTATCTGTACTAATCTCATGAGTATAAGCTAACGAACTTATCCACGATTGAGATGGGAATCGTGGAAAGCCCACATCAGTCTTAGGACCCATTAATATTCCCCACTCAACAAAGGTAAATTCTTTTGAAATCTCTGCTAGTGCTTGAGGGGAAACAGAATCGTCTGCTCCCGTAAATGTTACTCTTTCTATCATATCGTTCCTACTTGCTTACAAGCACACCAAGATGCACCTGTACATTGTTCTGGTAAAGCTATCATGTCTTGAATTTTAAAACATCTAGCTAGTATTTTCTCCCATTCTACCACATCACGCTCAACTAAAAAAGACTTAATTCGTTGGTCATCTTTACATTCATAAAGAACTGTTCCCATGGGATAATCACCCATATTTAAGTACATTTGAAGTTGCAAGGAATGTTCGGGCTTGGGCTTTTTTAACTTACCAAACCCTGTTTTATTAATGGACTTCAACTCTACAGGATGATTTCCATAATCATAATGTTTAATAATAAAGTCAATACGTCCTGAAATTGGAGGTACTTCTATACGTACTGGTTTTTCTTGTTGGAGTAGTATCTTTAATCCGTCAAACCATTTCGCTACTCTATCTTCTAATGAACTCCCACATTGGAAAATTCGTTGTAGAGTAGGGGGTAAGGGTTGGTCTACCATATGTCCGTGATAACAAAGCCACAAATATCTATCACAAGGATTACCTAGTGCAGAGGGATAGAACACGCCTGCTCGTGGAGCATGCATAGTTCCAGCAAGATAGTCATCTAGTAATTCATTAAGCCAAGTATCTTGAGGCTCTTCTACTTCTCTGACTCTCTTATTGGGTCGCTTAATCTGTTTAATTCCTGCCATACTCTTTCCTTTATTGTTTCTTTAGTCTTTTCTTTTATATGAACTATTATATCGACATCCTTATGGTTTCCTAAATATTCATCTCTTTTAGCATCTCTTTTTGCTAGATGACCATAATAACCATCAGCTTCGATAATCATTCCCACATCAGGTATAAAAAAATCAACCGTATATGGAAAAAAGTCTGCTTGTTCTTGATACCTCATACCAAAATCATCTAAACTTTTTGCTATTAAATTTTCTTGTTCAGTATAATCTCTAGGTGGTAAGTTCATGTTTTAACTTTTCAAACTCTTCGGGATTATCAGTAAAGTGTTTTTTTATACCATTTAATCCCATTACCTTTGTCTCACCGTAAGTGTACCAAGCACCAGCCTGTGAAATCATCTTCTGACCAATACCTTCTCTAATGTAACTCTCCATTACATCAATACCACCATCAACTCTAAAGGGTACTACTGCGGATTTCCAATTTTCTCCACCGACTTTGGTTTTACGAAGTCGAACTTCCATATCAAAACCAACGTTCTCTTCTCCTTCTTTTATCCAACCCTTACGTCTAACTTGCATTAGGAAGTGAGCAAAGAAGGCTTGAGCCACTCCACCGGGCATATTGTCTAATGCTACTGGACCCATGGATGCTCTTACTTGATTGATGGCTACCAGTGCTGACCCATTATGTAAATGGGCTAACAGTTTAGGTAATGAACTATTAACAAACCTAGCTTGCCATGCCATAGGGCTATATCCGAACTCTTCTTCTTGTACTGCTGTGGGAACTAACCCCGCAATACTATCAAGAACGATGATATCCACTCCAGCTTCCATTAACTCTCTAGCAGTATTTAATGCCATCTCACCATTTGTCGGTTGGGCAACTAGAGTATTAGTAACATCTACCCCACACTTAGCCATCCATTCAGCATCCCACGATAGTTCTGTGTCAATCCATGCGGCTGAACCACCTTGTTTCTGTACATTAGTAACGACTTGTGAAGCTAGATAAGACTTGCCTACGTTTGTGGGACCATAGATTAGAGTGAATCTTTTCTTAGGTATGCCCCCACCAGTTAATTGGTCTAGTGCAGGAATGTCAAAAGGAATACGACCATAATCAAATGAGGTGCTATCACCCATTTGTAAATTTAAGTTCTTATTTTTTAGCAATTGTTGAATTGCATCTTCAGCATTCTTTTTCATAGTCCCTCTAAAATTTCCACTTATCTTTGTTATTTAAATGAATGGCTTCTGCCCACGCAAAGTAAACAGCACAAGTTTGTACAACTTCAATGAATAAAGATGAATCATTTTGTTCTTGAATTTGATGGGCGACATCCCCAACTTTTTTAGATGCAATTACATTCCAAAAATTATTGGCATGATTCTGCATACCATAGCGTTGTTCTTGTCGTTCTCTTTCAGCTACAAGAGCCTCTAGAACAATAACTCTACTTGGCGAATCTGACATTTACTCTTCTCCAAGCATATCTTCAAGTTGTGAATCTATCTTCGCCTTTGCAAATTTATAAACTTCGTCACAAACAATATTTGCGTCTGTTAATTGGGGTTCAACTGGTAAATCAGTATCGATACCATCAATAGTAATATCTAATCTACCATATTGATTTTGGTCTAGTGGACCTACTCTAAAAGTAAATCCTATATGTGAACTAATCTTTGACATTTTTTTGCTCCTTTAAATCATAAGTAAATGTTTCATTTTTTAACATGAGTCCAATAATGGCGTAACCGGCAATATCGACAAAAGTATCATCGATTGATTCATTCTTAGGTGATGAACTGTTCCATATGAGATTAGTTAGTCTTGCCATTTTATCTGTTAGACGAACAACTAATCCTTTTTCTCGGAATGCTAAAATATTCTGATGTCCATAATCATGTTGTTTGCTAATAACGGTTTCTGCGATTTGAGTTGCAACATCTCTACATGCCTCTTCAAACGATGCTTCAGGCTTTCCCAATTCTTCCTCCATCTACGAGTAATAATAGACTTAGTTTATCTTATATTATGAATGTTTGCAATGTTATTCATAATAGTTTTCACAACATTTACAGTTACAGCATTCCCTAAAGTTTTATACCGTTGGGTGTCCGAAAGACCTTCAGTCCAATTATCAGGAAACCCTTGTAGACGCTCACATTCCAATGGAATTAATCGCCTAATTTTCGTATCTACGAGAATAGAACCACTGCTATATCCCACATCTCTTTCCCGGCTAGGATTATTACCACCAGCCGAAAGAGTGGGAAAAATTCCTTCTTCAGAATATACATTTCCACTTTGTCCTTTCTTACTTGGATTTACATTGCCTACTTTATATAAGCCTGTTTTAGCCCCTAAACCACCCGCTTGTGAGGCAAGAGTGGTCGCTAATCCTGATGGGTCGTAGATTCTTTCCCCTTGTGACTTACCCTTCGTAATCTCTTTAAGCATTACGCCATGAATATCCTGACCCGTTAAAGTAAAACTAGGCTCGCCATCATCTTTAAAGCGTCTACCATTCTGACGTTTTTTCGCTCTATCGGGAGTCAATACTGGATGTACTTGATAGTCTATGTGTTTTCTAGTAGACGGCTGACTTTCTCTTGCGAGAGGAAATATTTTTCGTCCACTTCCTCCACCAAGATATCCGACAATGAACACTCGTTCCCTATTTTGGGGAACTCCGAAATCTTTGCTGTTAAGTACCTGCCATTCAATTCCATACCCCAAGTCGGAGAGAACCCTAAGTATTGTCTGGAAAGTTTTTCCCTTGTCATGACTAAGTAAACCTTTAACGTTTTCAAGAACCAAATATCGGGGTCGTTTTTCTGAACAAACCCTTGCGATGTCAAAAAAGAGTGTTCCTCTTGTATCGTCAAATCCTTTTTGAAGCCCAGCAACGCTGAATGCTTGGCATGGAAAGCCTCCGACCAAGAGGTCAAAGTCAGGGAGTTCATCCCCTCGAATTCTAGTTGCATCACCATAATTTTTAACTCCTTTAAATTTTGATTGGAAAACTGAGATAGCGTACTTGTCGATTTCTGAATAGCCAACTAGTTCATGAGGTAGATTAGATTGCTCTAGCCCCAATTCAAATCCACCTATCCCGGAAAACATACTAAAGACTTTTACCATTCTATGCCATCCTTATCAGTAAATGGAACGTCATTCCAATCTATATAATCATCTATGGATTTAATTGTAAAATCAGTTTTAGTTGCCCATGATGGGTCACAAATTTCCATGTCCACAACCAAAGGAATGTCTAAACTATTAATCTCTAGAATTTCTCGAATCTTTATAGGGATTGTTTCTAATTCCGAATTGTGGACTTCACAAATTATCTCATCGTGAACTTGTAATAGAATACTACTTTTAGTGTCCTCTAAATATTTGTCTACTTCTAACATTCGTTCACTTAGTAAATCAGCACTAGTACCTTGAACTAGGTAGTTAACTCCCTTATAAGCAAACTGTGGATTAATTTTATATTGTCTACCATATCGATTCTTAATCCATCCTCTTTCTTCCACCGTAGCAACTACTTTATCAAAAAAATCCTTCGAGCCTTCCATCCCTTCAAAATATTGCTTCTTATATTTTCCAGCTTCTCTTGGGGTAGTCCCCAATTGTTGGGAAAGCTTATTATTACCAATCCCATAGATGGTTCCAAAGGTAATTGCTTTAGCCATTTGACGATAGAACTTAAACTGTTTGTCATCTTCGTTAGCATTGAAGGCTAGTTTAGCTGCTTCACCATGAAAGTCTACATCTTCTTTATTTAAAATAGCATCAATAGTTTCATTCCTAAAATAGGACATGAATACACGAACTTCCATTTGTTGGTAATCAAAGCCAACTAATGTATAGTTTGGTCTAGGGACAAATAATCGCCTAATAGCTATTTGATGTTTATCCATATCATCGTAGTATTCGTCCCCAATAAAAGACCAAGTGCTTAATACATCATCAGATAATTCCCCATCCATAGTAATTCCCTTTTGTCCTACCATGGCAGATATTTTATCTCTCATTACTTTCTTACCATCTTCGTCTAATGATGGTTCATGTAGTTTAAAATGATTTCTAGGAATATTTTGAAGGTTGGGTTCTCTACTAGACAGTCTTCCTGTAGCCGCCCCCCAATTACAAAAAGAAGTATGCATTGTTTCTACTGTTAAATAAGGGTCAATATAAGTAGACTTTAATTTTTCTAGGGTTCTATATTGGCGAATCAATCCCGCAAGTCTATGATTAATATTTACTAAAGCGGCCTCATTCCACGAATCATTCCCCTTAGAGGTTTTCACTGGGGATTCAATGCCCATAGAAAGAAAAACTTCCCCTATTTGTTTTGGGCTAGAGATGTTGAACTCTCGCTCATCATGTTTAGGTGAAGCTATTGGTAAATCATAGTTCCATTTAATGCGACCAGAAATAGTAAGTATCTCTTGTTGTACTTCTTCTAATCTATTAATAATAGCTTTTTGTGTGGTTAAAGCATATTTATTATCAATAGAGATGCCACGCCTCTCCATCTTATAAAGTACTTTAGTAAGGTCACACTCTAAATCAAAGATTTTATTCTGTTGAGTTTTTTCAATCTTTTTTAAATAATCCGTATAAATTCTAGAGGTAAGTTCAACATCCTTCTTACAGTACTCACCAAGGAAATCAGATGGGGCTTCTGAAAAATCTTTATTCCACTTATTAGCTTTTAATTCTTTCTTCGTATCAATATCATATTGAACAGCTTCATCCCCATAATTTCTTTTGCCTGTAGGAGTTAAGCCCAACTCTTTAATATCACTATGCTCAATTAAACGAACCATCACAATTACGTCAATTAAGCGTTTATCTAGAACATTTAAACCTTCTTTTTCTAAGAAGTGTAAGTCGAACTTTAAATTATATCCTATATAAGTTTCTACAAACTCATCTAAAAAATGCATTAGGTAAATTAATGAGTCGCCCGAAAGGTTATTACCTTGATGATGGCGAAATGGATAGTATTGTACTAATCCACCGGGAGTTGGTTCCCCTACTCCCACACCACATATCTGATTCATTCCATATGAATCTAACCCATTAGTCTCAACATCTACTACTAGAGTGGGATTTTTTACAAGGACTTCTTTTAACTTATCAAGTTCCTCATGCCAGTTATGTTCTGTTACTATCGACATCACGAATTTCTACTTTAATGTTTGCTTTCTCTAGAATCTTAGTTGCTACTGACTGTACATATGGCTCATGTGCGACAATTCTAGATACTTTACTATTTGCTATCATCTTAGCACATGTGATACACGGTGTCACCGTAAGATATGCAGTGAGTTTATCGTCCGACCTTAGTTGAAGAAAAGCATTTTGTTCGGCATGAACGGCTAAACACTTTTCTAAAACATACCCAGAGGGGGCAGAGGCTCCTTCACAAGGTTCGTCTAAACAATGGGGGAAGTGTGTAGGGACTCCATTGTAACCTGTGGCAACCACATGATTACTAGAATCCACTAACACACACCCAACTTTTCTTCTTCTACAAGTTGACCGTTCTCCTACGAGATAGGCCATCTGTAAAAAATAATCATCTTTAGAAAGTCTAGAATAACTCGTCATCATCTTCTGAAGAACTAGGAGAATCACTTTCAGGGGCATTAAAGTTGCCATATCTCTCGAAGTAATACTCCTTGATTTGAGGAAGTTCAGATACCTCTGCCTTCTTCTCTTCAGGAATTTCATCGTTCTTAGGAGTGGCAGCTAGGTTATAAGAAGTGTCTAACATACCTGAACCAGTTCTCTTGATTCGCATTACGCCTTTATTTAGAGAACCCCAATCACTATAGATGTCTACCAATTGGTTCCAAATATAGTCTCCTCGTCCAAAGGTAAGAGGAATAATTCGGAAATCATTCACGCTTTCTTTGAACATCTTTCTACCCGCAGGACCCTCTATTTCTTCCCAATCATCATTTCGCTTCTCGACATGAATTATGTCATAGACATATGCCCAAAAAGCAAACTTATGAGAAGGTCTTACTGGATTACCACTAGCGTCAGTTTCAGGAACTCCACTAGTATCAACACGTTCATCTTTCAGAACGTTTGTAAAACGATTGCCTACACGGAAGGTGTACAGATAAATCTCGTCTAAAAACGTATCGTTCTCTTCTCCAGTAGCAATTGAAGTAAGAAACATCTGCTCACCATCTTTGAGCCAAATCTCTTTCCCTACTTCTCTTGTCTCTTGTGGTCGTTTGAAATCCTCACGACCTTTTTGTATACGGCTTATACCACTCATTTCAGTCTCCTTTTACCAGATACTTTTATTATTAATTACTTTATTTAAAACGCTAATGTTATTTATTTCTTGTACATCTTTGTATTGTTTAGGTAATTTCAAATAGGATAACATAAATCTATCGCCCATGTCAATAGATGCTTTATCCATACCCTTTTTACCTGCTTCATCATTATCTAATGCTAATACAACTTCGTCTGGATGTAAAGTGCTGATTAAATCAATTTGCGTTGGAGAGACTGATGCACCTAATATAGCTACCGCAGAATATCCATGTTGATTTAACCACATACAATCTAAGGCTCCTTCCACTACGTATATTGTTTCTGTTTGATATAACTGATTAATTCCAAACAGACTGTGTGATTTTGCAAAGCCCGCAGAAAATAGATACTTTGGAATCGCTTGAGTACGTCTAGAAACCCATCCTTGAACTTCACTATTTGTGTTTTCAACTGGGATTAATAAATCTAAATACCTATTAGTTTTACATCCCCACTTACGAATTGTTTCTTTAGTGAATCCTCTCTTGTATATCCAATGAGAGTCTGCAATATCAACTAATTCATCAGGGGGTTCATATTGAGGAGTCGTGTCTATAAAGTCATCTAGTACAGGTTCATCAAACAAGGAGAGGTCAAGTTCCCAATTTTTCTCCTCTATTTCTGAATCAACCTCATTCCAAGATTTTCCAGAAAGCTTGTAAATGAAGTATTTTAAACTTCCTTGTCCACACCCAGCAAAACAAATCCATACTCCCTTCTCAAGGTTAATAGAACAAGACTGCCTACTATCCTCATGAAAAGGGCAATGAATAATGACTTGATTGTCGTCAGGTAAGGAAACCCCATATTCAGATAATACAGAGTACCAATCAACCATTACCTATCCTTTTTATTTTTTCTTAAAAATAGAACAACTTCATTTTTGTAGCCATTTGGGTCTACAGCAATTCCTTGTTTAATATCACCTATAGTAATATTAAAAGGAGTTTTACTTCTTCCCTTACTCTTTAATCTTTTAACCACGATTGCGTTCTCTTTATGAATCTTATCGAGGTTACTCTCGCCCATAAACCAACTTAAAAGTCCCATTTCAGACCTCCTACTCTATTAAAAATCGCCCCATTCATAGTCAGGTAATTCTTCAATACTACCATTATTGACTTTCCAATTCATAACTGTCAAGTCTTTTGCCAATTCTCCATCACGATACTTTTGAAATTGGACTAATCTTTTATCGTCCTCATCCTCTAAAGCACACATAGCTAATGCAACATCAGCCGCTCTTATTAAAGCATCACCAAACGCTACTTGGTCTGCTCTAGGTGGAGTGAACATGTTTGCTGCTTCCCTAGTGGCTTGTGTAGACACCATGATTGGGGTATTGGTCGAGGTAGCTAAATTCTTTAATCCATAAAACAGCATATGAGATTGTTCCCATGCAGCTTTACGAGAATCGCCTGTACTAACTAAATAAACACCATCTATAACTACAAACTCTGGACTATGTTTTCTAACCAATCCAGCAATGGCTTCTAAAGAAATACCATTTGTTCCAGAAATATGGTCACATACTAATAAATTCTGTGTATTAGATTCCTCTAGGAATTTAGTATATGCTTCTTCATCAATTTCATCTCCATGTCGTAAAGCCCTATGAGATAAATCGTACCCCATCATCTTTGCTAATACCACATCAAGCCTCATATTAATCGACTGAGAGGGCATTTCGGTAGAGATAAGTAAGGTTTTATGTCCATGAAAGACAGATGTAGCCGCGGCATGAACACATAGCCAAGTTTTTCCAATCGTTGGTCTAGCAAACATAGCTATTAATTCACCCGGATTCCATCCCACACCTGTGTTGTTGATGGTTTTAAAGCTTGTAGGAACTCCCATTAAACCATCGCCCATTTGTCTCTTTTGAGTTCGTTCACGCCACTCTTCTAATCGAGTAAGATTACCTTCATCATAGGATTGAACATCCTCATCATAAACAACTTCAATATCGGTAAGTCCTACCATTAAAGCAGATAAGGCTTCTTTAGGAT